CAACGGTTCAGGGTGTCCTGGGTGGCTTTGACCGGGGCAATCAGGTTTTTAAACCACTGCCACGCGGCCTGTAACTTTTCGCCCAGCCAGTCAAACACCGGCTTCAGTGGCGTGAACAGTTCCCCCACCGGCGCAAATGCCGCTTTCAGCCCTTCAACCACACCGCCAAAGAATGCGCTGACAGGCTCCCAGTATTTACGGATAAGCAACGCCCCGGCGACAATGGCGGCCACCACGGCCACAACCGGCCAGCTAATCGCCCCGATGGCGGTTATAACAGCACTGCTAACCGTCGTGAAGATTGCCCCCATTGCGCCTGCTGCCGCGATAATGGCATTGATGCCGGTGATAACCGGCCAGGCTACAAGACCAATGGCACCGATGATGCCAATAAGCGCCAGCGCGCCACCGACAATGAGGCCGATGGTTGACGCCAGTGATTTGTTTTTCTGGATCCAGCCGTCGAGTTTTAACACATACTTTGTGGCCGTCTGAGTGAGCTTACGCAGTGCGCCTTCCTGCTGGTCAAACAGGTCAGTCCCCACCGCCTCATAAGCGGACTGAAACTCCTTAAAGTCACCGCCGAGGTTATCCTGCATGATTTTAACTAGCTCTTCCGTTTTACCGTCCGAGGCTTTCAGCGTGGCGGTCAGCGTATCCAGTTTTCCGCTTGCTGCCGCTGCCAGTAAAACGTTCGCTGATTTCAGGGCTTCCTCACCAAAAATGGTTTTAAGGTATTCCCCCTTCTGAGACGTTCCCAGCTTATGCTTATCAAAGCTGGCCTGAATCTCTTTCAGAATGGTGAACAACGGACGCATATTTCCCTTTTTGTCCGAGGTTTTAACGCCAAGCTCTTTGAGTGCATCCCATGCTTTTCCAGTCGGTGCCTGTAATCGGGTGACAACGGCACTGCTACCCGTACCCGCCATTGACCCCCTGATGTTATTGTCATGCAGCACACCGGTCATGGCCGCTGCCTGCTCAAGACTTACACCTGCCGTCCTCGCAACCGGGCCGAGGTAAGTCAGTGCATCACTGAGTCCCTGAAAATCAGCCGCCGACTTATTCATCGTTGCCGACAACACGTCGCCCACATGGCTGACATCATCATTTGACAGTTGAAAGGATGCCTTAGTCCCCAGCAACAATTGCGCGTTTTCTTCCATCGACCGCTGGTTTGCCAGTGCCATATTCAGTGTGACCGGCGTTGCTGCCTGAATAGCCGCAGCATCTCCACCCGCTTTCGCAATGATAATCTGTGCACCGGCTGCATCATCTGCCGAGGCTGCGGTATTGTCGCCGAGCTGGCGCGCCTGCTTGCGGAGTGCGGTCATTTCGGCGGAGTCTTTTGCCACTCCGAGCACGGCCTGCAATTCTGAGTTTTTCTGCGCAAACTCATAACCGGGCATCAGCAGCTTAACTCCGGCCATCGTTCCCGCCGCCGCAATCCCCACACCGGCAGCGCCCACTGAGGCCATATTTCCGGCCAGTTCCTTGCCTGCCTGATAACGCTGTTTTACTGCGTTAAGTTTTGCCTGTTGCGCGCTGACACGCGCCAGCGCGTCACGCTGACGGTTAAGCTGTGCGGTGGTTTCACTGATACGGTTTTTCAGTCCCTGCTCATCATGTGCAAGATTGCGGGTATTAATTCCCACAACGGCCAGTTCCCGCTGCTGGCGTTTAACGGAATCCGTCAGGCGGTTATATTTCGCCTGTAAGTCCTCCGCCGCACGCTTTGCGGATTCCAGCACTTTCGCCTGAGCACGTGTCGGACGTTCGGTGTTTTTAAACTGTGTGGCAAGGGCTTCGGCCTCCTGCCGTGCCTTTTCAAGTGCATGACCAGTCACGGCGAGCTGTGCACTGGTCTTGCGAAATCCCTCAATACGGGATGCCTGACCGTTCAGCTCGCGCAGTGATTTTTGTGTTTCCCGGATATCCCCCGACAGCGATTTGCTCGCTGTGCGGATGGATTTAAACGGGCGGGATGCCTGGTCAACAGCCCTGAGCAATACCTGTAATTTTACATTGTTACTCATTCGTGTTTCCGCTTCGCCGGAGCGCCTTTTCGCGCCATGTGATGAGTTCGGTCAGGCTCATGGGATACAGTTCTGATGGCGGCCAGTGAAATATCACTGCCACATCCGCCATCAGGTCATCGACCGAGAGATTTTTCGGAAACGTCACTGCACCGAGTTCGGCGACAAAAAACCGACCACCTTACCGGCCAGCGCCACAAGGTCAGGCAGTTCCAGCGCGGCGACCTCCTGCTCGGTCAGCATCGGTGCCGTCATGCGAGGCAGCACTTTAATCAGTGCATCGACTTCGGAGTTTGCGACCGCAGCCAGACTGACACCGCGCAGCGTCCCCGCACTGGGTTTCATCAGCGTGACCTGTTCGATAACCTGCTCACCACGCTTGACCGGATTGTCCAGGGTAATCACATTTTCTTTGTTCATGGTTTTCTCACTTCTTAATCAGGGTTAACCGGTCAGCCTGGCTGACCGGATGAAAATCACAGGCCGATATTTCGGCGGTGTTGCTCCAGCCGGTCGACGCCGTTCACCTTCTCAATCATGTTGATGGTGTCGATTTCGACCAGCTCCTTACCGTCCATCGTCAGCCGGAAATAGGTGCAGATCACGGAGATTTTCGACTCGGTGTCTTCTCCCTGTTTACCCTCGCCGGTGTCGATTTCTTTCTGACGTCCACGCATGACCACCTCGACGGCCACCGTTTCGCCGGTATCGTCGCGCTGGTAAGAGCCTGCAAAACGAATCGGTACGGCATCCACACCGGTTGCGGCGTAAAGCTCCCAGATAACCGAATCCGGGAAGCCACCGAGCGACCACTCCATTGACAGCGCATCGTCATCAAGGCCGAGGTCTACCGGTGCGCTGCCATTCATCCCCGCACCGCGATAGTTTTCGAGCTTACGGGTCAGTTTTGGTAGCGTGACGGACTTCGCGACGCCCTGATAGCTGTAGCCGTTCAGAAAGACGTTCATTAACTTGAGTTTGCGCGGCATTGCCATCGGTCAGGCTCCTTAATTGCTGTTAACCGAGGTGACCAGATTTGCCAGGTATTTATCGGTAATACGCTGGCGCAGGGTCAGGTTTTCAAGAGGAGGTACCGGTGTATAGTCGTAGTCGATATACAGTTTTCCGGCCTTGAGGGTTTCCGCATCGTTGGATTCTTCGCTGAACCAGCAGGTCGCATCCACGATATAACCGTTTGTTTTCAGCTCACGGAATTTGGCATTGATGCCGTCAACGATGTCGCGAATCAGCGTTGCGGTGATGGGCTTGTCCACCGCCCACATGTGCGCCTCAGCCATCGTGTCGGCCAGCACCTGCGCGGTGCGGGTGTAGTTTTCAAAAAGGAACAGCGGGTCATCAGAGCAGGTACGGTTACCCCAGAATCGGAAACCGTCGCGGCGAATCAGCGTAGTGACGCCTGACTCGTTAAGCAGGTCAGCATCGGTGCCGGACTCCTGCAAATCCCAGAATACAGATGCGCTGATGCCGGTAACACCGTTTACCCCGACGTTGGACAGCGTTTTATGCCAGCCCTGCTCCTGGTCGATTTTAGCGCGCAGACCCAGCGCACGGGCGGTGGCATACGCGGTGGCGGTGGTACTGGCAACCGTATCCCATGCGAGGAAATCCGGCCAGATGACCATCAGCTCACGCTGGCTGAAATTCTGGCGGTAGGCTTTCACCTCGGAAATGGTCTTACAGCCCCACGCGCTGATATATCCGAAAGCGCGCAGCTTCTGACAGACGGATGCCAGTGCAATAGCCACCTCTTTGGTATCCAGTCCCGGCACACCGAGAATACGCGGTTTAACACCGGTTACCGACTCCGCCGCCAGCAGGGCTTTCAGTCCGGTGTACTGACCGTTTTCGTCAGTGGTGCCGATGATATTGGAAACGGTCTGCGCGAGTTTCGTTTCCTCGTCGTCGCCGGTGCCGTCTTCCACACGCACGACAACGGTGACCGGTTTTGACTGGTCGGCGATAGCCTGCAACGATGCCGCCAGCGTGCCTTTTTTACCGGCCTTTGCAATTGCGCTTTGCACATTGGTAATCAGCACCGGTTTATTGAGGGGGAAGGTTTCCGCATCCGCATCGCTGGCCGTGCAGACCATGCCGACAATGGCAGTGGATACAGTGGAAATGACGCGGGTGCCGTCGTTAATCTCCAGCACCTGCACGCCGTGATGATAGTCACTCATCCGTTTAACTCCGTGGTTAATGGGTGTGTGGTATTTTCAGTTGTGCCGGAGATATCAGGCTATTTGTCCCGGTTGGCTAAGGGATGACACAATTTATTCTTTGCCGCTGATGAGGGGAATTTTTTATAGAGCGTGGACAGGCCAATATCAAAAATCAGCGCCACACGTTGACGAGATTCCCCCGCAGCCAGCAACCGTCCGACCTGCTCCCACTCACTCGTGGTGAGTTTCGGTCGTCTGCCACCAATACGACCTTTGGCTCTGGCCGCTTCCAGTCCGGCGCGTGTCCGCTCGACAATGAGTTCTCGCTCCATTTCAGCCAGGGCACCCATCACATGAAAGAAAAAACGCCCCATCGGCGTGCTGGTATCAATAGCATCCGTCAGGCTGCGAAAATTAACGCCGCGTTCGCGCAGTTCCTCAACCAGAATGACCAGATGCCGCATACTACGCCCCAGCCTGTCCAGCTTCCAGACTACCAGAGTGTCACCTGCTGATAATGTTCTGAGCAGCTTTTTCAGTCCCGGTCGGTCGGACTTCGTGCCGCTGATTTTATCCTCAAAAATCAGCTCACATCCTGCGCACTCCAGCGCGTTACGCTGCAATTCCGTGTTCTGGTCATTTGTTGATACACGAACATAACCTATATGCATAAAAATCCCTATAAAAACAGAATAATGACACAGAATTATCTATATATGTACAAGCGGACAAGACTATGGAGCACTCAATTACAATAATCTTGCAGGATAAGAATATTTACTGATAGTGGATACATAGCCCACTTAGCATTCCCATGTGAATCAATTAAGTATGGTAAGATATGTTGACCTCAATAAAAGGAAAATCTGATGAACATCGATACCAATAAAAAAACTACCACACTGAAATATTTTGTCGAAGCCTATCCAGAGAGAATCACTGCTCAAGCGTGGGAACGCCTGGTCAATGAAATTGGTGATTTAAAAGAAGTTTATGGATATATCGCCTTTCTGCATGACGATGGGTATCTTACAGGAAAGGTAATCTTTGATGGTTCTCCTGAAAGTATTGATGGATGGAGTGTAGATACTGACTCTCTAAGGATTACATCACAAGGTTATCATTATTGGAAAAAATCAAACCCTACAACACAAGGGAGTAGCGGAATCCTCAGAAGGAACAGATAACTAATAAAGATGGTAGCACCATTTGGTGTTACCATCTTAAAATATACCGTGACAATCAGCACTTTCCATTTTTATCTAACAATCAATACTAAAACATTCCCTTCTTTCAACATCATATTTAACCGATTCCATAAAACGTTGGTTTGGGAGAAGGCTCTGCATTACCTGTTGGTGTCCCTGTTCCGTGGCCTTCAGCTACGCCGCCAACAGGCTGGCTGAAATGCAATGGCGCTGCCTTTGATAAGGTTAAATATCCCCGTCTTGCTACAGCATATCCATCAGGGAAACTACCTGATCTCCGCGGTGAGTTTATTCGTGGCTGGGATGATGGGCGCGGCATTGATACAGGGCGTGCTTTATTGAGTATTCAGAGTGATGAAGTCAGAAAGCTCGCATTAAAATACTGGGGACCAGCTTCAAACAGTTCACCATCAAAAACATTTGCACTCAGCGACAGTGCCGGTGGCGGGTTGTACACGGATGGAATAAGTCAGGCAAGCGGTGGGATTATCAACGCTTTTCAGCTCCCTGGCGGTAACGAAACCCGCCCACGAAATGTTGCATTTAACTATATCGTGAGGGCTGCATAATG